AGCGGATGGGGAATGCTTCGTGGAATAGAGTACAAAGCCAAGTAGGTCCCTCCGGCCGCAATTATTTCATCGCGGTTCCTGAATACCGAATACGCATTACCCAAGAATAGAGGAACACCTAGAGATGACAACCATAGTGGCAATACAGGGAGATGGCTTTGCTGTAGTAACAGCCGACTCAAGAATTGTTTCCATGATGGAGAACGGAGCAACATCAGCTATCTCCCACTTGGGTGGCAATCTATCCAAGGTTTCTCAGAATGGACCTTATCTTCTGGGGGCAGCTGGAGATGTGAGAGCAATCAATATCTTGCATCACGCATTCACTCCACCTACACCTCCAAGCAACTTGAAGGGCAAAAAGCTTGACGCTTTCATTACCAATAAGTTCATACCAGTATTGAGGGAAACGTTCGAAAAGCAGGGATACGCCACTCCAGAACGAGAAGCTTCCCATATCGCACAACATGATTCAACCGTTCTAGTAGTGATACATGGTGTTGTATATGTGCTTGACGGAGACTATGCATGGTGCTCTGACTCAAATGGGTATTACGCAATTGGCTCAGGTGGAGACTACGCACTAGGCGCGCTTCACGTCCTACTCAATAAGAAAAAGTCACTTGACATACCAGCAGCAAGAGGTGTAGCCACAAAAGCCATATCAACAGCAGCAAAATACGATGTTCACACAGGTGCTCCATACCACACCTATGTACAAGATAGTTCCGGCACGAAAGACAAACAACCGATACCGATAAAGAAAGTTAGTCAAAATGCCGGACGAACAAGAAATAACAAACGCACCAACAGCAAGTGATATCCAAGATAAAGGCTGGATGTACTTCGCTGAGTGTAAGGGCTTGACACACATGATGTTTCCTAGGTCCCATAAGGACATTAGCTACATTCCAGAGGCCAGAGCACTATGCGCAGCATGTCCGGTATCGACTCAGTGTCTTAACTACGCACTGGAGTTTCCAGTAGCAGACATGCACGGCATCTGGGCAGGGATGACCTCCAGACAGCTACAAACAGAACAGAAGAGGAGAGGCGTTGGACCGACTAGACCGACACTCTCGCAAATGTGGGGCGATTAAAACACCGCTAAAGTCCGCGTACGCCGCATTTTTTGCAGAATTTCATCTTTTGTAGTTGCTGCCACTCCGGATTACAGTCAGTTTTTCCGCAGGGTTGTATTAATCGTTCGCCAGTAACCCATTCACGTACTACGTCTACCACGTCTGGTATTCCCTTTACAGCTTCTGGTGCGGCCGGCAATCCTCGCTCTTCACGTATGTCGAGCATTATGCGCGTGCCCACCCAGTCTTGAATACTGACGCCAAGCTTTTTGCAGTGGTCGACGATTTGGTTTTTGAGCCAACCAGGTATGACGACGTTTAGGTTGTACTTGCCGTCTGGGTCGTTAGCGCGTTGGGGTTCGAGAGGCATCGCGTTCCACAAGTGTGAGCAGATATTCAGTGATGGTCATGTCGTAGCCATCAGCCAAATCGGTTATGAAGTTTTTCTTATCTGCCGGAATGCGAATGGTAATAGTAGAGAATTTACCAGTAGCTGTTTTTGTTGGTCTCCCCATGCGTTTGCGCATAGGCGAATCTTAGTCCACAAAGGCGTATGCCTGGGACTCCCATTCTGTTACAACAGTCTTATACACGTCAAAGAATTGCGTCCTGTCGCCGTTTGTGTTGTGGGCGATGTCTGCTATTCCACCCATCTTGTGAATAGCTGCAAGCACACACGGGTCGATTGATTTTAAGTCCACAGCTCCGCTGGTGACGCTTCTGGCGAGCTTCTGTACTTCCACCCAGGCTGCTGCCGGCTCAGGTGGTGGAACTAATTTACCGGAAATCTGGATTGCTTTTTTGCGTACTTGTGCTGGGCGGGGAATGAATGTTTCTGTTAATGAAAGTTCACGCACTGCGCGGGCAATCGCATCATGAGGTAAATCATGTAATGCACTACTCCACACCTCAAGTATCTCTTTCCTTTTATTGGCTACATTCGTAAGGGCGGAGTTCCAGTGTATGTGGATTTGTACAACAATTTTCTCTAGTTCTTTTTCGTCCACTACTTTGCCTCCGCTACTTCTTCTACCACCGTCGGACTAATACTAGGTCGTTCCACTACCTCGTTTACCAGTGTCCCATGTTGCCGGCGTAGCTCTTGCGCGTCTTGTAGGTTTTCTTGATAGAGCTTTCCGAACTTAGCTACTCGCCACTGTTCGCCGTATCGAAGAACTAGATGAATGGACGTGTAGCGCTTTTGTGCAGGATTGTCGCCCATGTGCCAGGGGGAGAAGTAGCTTCCTATGATTGCGCGCACGCACGCTTCGAATCCATAGGCAACTACAGCGACGGAGATGTCTTCTACGCGTTTTGGGTTCAGCTTGTTGCCTCTGCCGTTCTTAGCCGTGTGTACACCCCTCCAGAGCTCCCAGAGGGCCGTAACGACGTCTGTAGGGACTGTGGCGGCCTGCTCGAGGACCTGCTGGGGTATTTTGCGGCGTTTAGCAGTAGGCATGCCGGCCAGGATACAGACTCTAGACGCAATTGTCAATATGTGACAACAGTCACCAAAAGTGGTCCTTGACACGGTTGAATTTTTTTCGCTATATTTCTATTTGGGTTAGTAGTTATCCACGGGGATGACACCTGGTTGGGATACGAATACAACCAGTAACTGGGAAGACGATACAGCTCGTCTGTGGGTGTGTCGGTAAAACAATCGTTCTTCCAAAAATATGATTCACCCCTCGAAATGCGCAGCGTTAGCTGCCGCATTCTCGAAGGGAAACTTGTTGTAGTACTTACTGCTCTATCGGAAAATGAGAATCGTTCAGCCCGATATGACGAGTTGACTTTGCTGCACGTTTAAGGTGTATTGGGCGTCGATTGATGACAGCTCTTGTAATCCTGCCGCCGGCTCTTCCGCCACCGTCGAAGATTTAGGGCAAATGAAAGCCCCGTTGGGGTTCCGCCGCAGCGAAAACCGGAAGAGCTACTCTTAACAGTGCTGCGAGGGGTTTTCCCCTTCTCTTCCCTCACAGCACGTGGTGGGGGTTGCAGTTAGAGGATTGGTAGGTGGTCTAATGACTCCCCCCACCACACTTTTTACACGAGAGGCAATAAGAACAAGTCGTGTTCCCACATCATGCCGATTGCTGAGTAGCCGGCAATATCAAGAACTGTGTCAGAAATTGGTTCGTTTTGGGCTGAGACAATTGTGCCACTCTTCGTCAAGTTCTCTAACCTGGCGAGTTTGTCGTGGACTCGAATGATGAGGCCCTGGCGGCCGTATTTAGCAATGTTGTGGTGTCCATAGTCCCGCTGCTTGCGAATCAACGTGGAAACCAGAGCATCCGGTGTGATGTCGATGTTGTTGCTTTTGCCCCATTTAATTGCTTTTGCACCAACCTCTCGCCAGAGTGCATGAACATTTGTTTTAGTTTCAGTCGAATCAAACGCGGTGTCTCGAAAATATGACGTAGAAAGGCGTTCGAAGGACTGGCGGATACCAGCTACGACGACGAGGTTGTCTTCAACAGCCCCGAAGATACTTTTAGTTTTTTGTGCAGCGGCGTCATTCCATGAGGTAAGTGTAAGCATCTGGTATTTCTACCACAAATCATCCGCCACCGTCAATTGGTATGCGATACTCCTAAACGGAGATTAATTTTTTAACTTGCTCCATTGCGACGCGCTTAGTCGAGTGACTCTTGCTGCCGCATTCCGGCGAGCCGATTATTCCAACGTGTGTCGTCACTTCGAGGCTGCACATCGGGCAGCGCCAATATTTGGTCTTGCTTTCTTTCATGATTTTTTATAGTACACCATTGTTTATTAGTTCGCTAGCACGCAAGCTAATACTACGCAGAATACGATGTAGTTAATCATTACCATCCCCTCCAGCTTCGGCCCCAGCGAGGCGATGTTTTACGTAGGTAACGCGCGCAGCGCGGCATGATGTTCTCGATGAGCTCGGGCACCACGATGTGGACCAGCAGGTCCAGCTTTCGAATAAATTTACATGGAGAACCGATTCGCAGCCGGCTGACCGGGTATACCTTGGTAGCGCGCACCACCTGCAGTGTTTCGCGAAGGTTCATAGATTCATGAAGATGCATTGTCCCCTCCTGGACGTGTAATTTTCAGTAGCGCGCTTTTAACGCTGGACATGACTTGGTCTTGCACGTGCTGCGGCTGATTGGCAAACAGCTCATTTAAAACGAAGCCAAGGACCTCAGTAGCTAATACTAGTTGACTAATCAGCGTAGTGCCATGTTTTGCTATGACGTCGTCCATTTGATTCGCCGAGATAGCCAGGCGTTCATCCGGAGATAAATCAGAGATATCAACGCACATGATGTCTTCAGTGAGTGGAAAGCCGGCACCGGTCAACTTGTCGTATATGTACACAGACTCCATCGACGCGTTTACTTTTTCTTTGTCAATCATGAGGTTCATCCACCACCGTTCGGCTAGCGATACTTTTATTTTGCATATGCGATTTCCAATTTAGCGGCCGCTCGAGGGGACAGCACGTCGAGCTCGTCGAAGCCAAGGTCTTCAGCCGCCCACTCGAGTGCGATGTCATGAAGCATGATGAGTATCTCCTCAGGACCTGCTGCAGGATGCGCAGCCAACCAGGCGTTTACCTGTTCGTACTCCTCATCGATGATTCGTTCAAACATGTACACGCGTTCTTTCCCAGTGTCTGGCGATGCCACGTAGACACCGGTCGCGAATTCTCGCGGAAGAGTTAACGTTTTCATATTCCGTAGTTCCCAGTCTCGACATCAACGTCCGCGTTACCCAGCACGCGCGCAGCGCCGTCTCGATTGTCTTTGCCGTATGTTCGGGCGATTGCATCTCGTGCAACTTCAATTGCAGCCTCTCGATTGGGTGCCGAGACAACTTCAGTGTTTGTGTACGTAAAGGTAACCGTCCACTGGGGATGACTCTTGTCCCAAGTCAAATAGACGCCGTCCGTGCGTTCTTGAATTTCATCGACATTATCTCGAATATGGCGAGAGTTAATTTTGAGAAATATTGCCTGCTCATCCGGGGAGAGTTTGCTCCAGTTCTCTGGCAAGTCTCCTTCGCAGACGGAGTAATAACGCGTAATTAAATGTGTCTCAGTGAGTTCGACACGGGCTCGGATTTCTGACTCCCCCGTGGCGGTGGTTGGTCCAATGGACATTGCTTAAGCCTCCTCTTTGATGGCTATTAGTTTTAATACCTTACATTTAAATTAATTGTTTGTCAAGTCATCCACCACCGTTCGGTTAACCAAGCGAAATTAGAGTCTTGGATTCGAACAATTCGTTTTCGCCGCGGACCATCGACTCGAGAACCTCGAGCGCGCCTTTACGCCACTTCGAATTCGGGCCGCCGAGTAGTCGTGACGCCAGTCGCATGGACGCGTATTCGGGGATGCATACGTTGCGCCAGTTCAGCGGGCAGTCTATAAAATTGCGCGGCTGCAGTTGTTTACCAAGGCGCTTCTCTAGGCAGCCGATACAGAGCATCCCCCCGTAGCGGTCCATTCCCGCTCGTTTCCAACACGCATGGGTAACCATGTAGTACTCATTAATTTCCATGCAGTTGACGCCGCAGTCAACGCACTCTTCTTTGTCATAGCAAGTCATACTTCCCCCCAGTTGCAGCCAGCATTCTTTACTCCTCCATACTCGGGGTTTGTACAGTTAATCCATACGGGATAAAACGGACCCAAGGCTTCTAGTTTGTCCGCCATAATGAATCGGCAATGCCAACACGGCAGACCGCCGTTTCGATATCCCTGTTTAAAGAAATATGCACGGGCATAAAGAATCATGAACGCATGACAAACCTTTTCACGGGTTTCGTTATTCAGAATCATCTTCGTCCTCTTGTTCGTCATCAATTGCTGAATTGAATTCACCTGCAGCATAAATCAGTGTTTCCCACATCTCTTGTGCTGCGTGCATCTCTTCTTCTGAATCAAAGAACCAATCAATTGATTTGGAAGATTCACCATCGGTAAACAAAATACTGATTCCCCATGGCATTTTTGTCCCAGGAAGCGAAATTAATTTAACCGTACGTGGTGTGCTGTTGATTGGCGTGTTAAGCATTTTCCTCCGATTCCGAATAATCCAAGATGGCAGAAATGAAATCAAGACCCTCGGTCATCATTAGATTTTCATAATCAAGCGCTGCTTGCTCTTTGGTGTAGACACCAGTTTTAACATCATCCAGAATCCCGTTCAAAACATGAACGGCGTGTTCTAGACTTTCTTTAACTTCACTGAGCGACGACATTGACTTCCCCCTTAACTATGTGAATAATGATTTTGCTCATGATGTCTTGGTCGGGAAAGCGTTCTTCCATTACTTCACGATTCCCGTAGTAGTAATCAAGAGACATAGTCTCAACAACTTCCTCTGGGTCAACCTCATCGGGGACTTCAAGACGTAGGTATAGTTCTCGCATGATTCTCCTTAGTTAGATAGTTACTGTGGGGTGCACCCTACACACCACCACTATTACGTGTCAAGTATTTATTTAGTGACTGTTGTCACGCGGTGCTTTTCCACCCACTTCTCGCCTGAGCCATTAATCGGCTCAACAAGAAGGTCAATGTGCCCGAAACGAACCCGAGCATCAGTGATATTCACACCGACAGTAAGGTCGTCCAGAGTCATGAGCCCAGTTTTGCCAATAAGGCTTTTGGGGTTGATTTTCTCAACATCTTGCTTTGTGTATGTCTTCATGGTTTCTCCTTTCGGCTGTGCACAGTACAGGTGATAATCGCAATTTGCAACTCGAAGGATTTTTCCTCGAGCGCCTGGTCATCCGCCACCGTCGATAAACCGGATGTCGGATGCGAGCCCCGTAAACACGCGGTTTCACCGGAGAACCGGCTCGAGCTGCGGCCGGCTGCGGCGACGTCCGCCACGTAAGGCAACTTTGTATTAGCCTCTTGACTATGAGAACAACAGAGAAATGGTCAAGAAACATAAAGGCTTTGGAACTATTCGTGTCCAATAATGGTCATGCGCTCGTTCCAGCATCTGCGAAAGTGGAAGTTGATGGGGTTGTTGTGTCACTTGGCTCATGGGTGAGTTATCTTCGCATGAAATACAGGGGTGGAAAGTTAGTGAAGGACAGACAGGCTCAACTCGAGCAGTTCCCGCGTTGGTCTTGGGGGCCGTGCAAGCCGGGGCCAACAGGCGACGCTCAGAGAGATGAAGCCATGCTTGACGCTAGAAACGCAGGTCGCTCGCTACAAAGTATTGCTGATGAATACGGTTTGTCACGGCAGAGAGTTCACCAGATACTTCGTCGCACAAGTGTTCTGACAAATGCCTAATCAGTTCCCCAAAGTCAGACCACACCCAGACCCAAATCACAAGACGGTAAGCAGTATTCTGCTTACAACTCTTGGTGGGTTGGCGTTAGCAGGGGCTATCTATGGGCTAATGCTGTGGTGTTTGCTTTTGGTTCTTAGACAAGCAGATGTGATTACTGAAATCCTGTCGTACCGTTGGTGCGTCGTTGTAGCGTACATCTATGTAGTGTTTCGCTCTTACGACAAGCAGTTATTCTCTAACAAGTAAAGTCATACGCCACCGTCAATAGGTAAGCACTAGTCAATGGGTGGGTTGAGTTTTATCAACATCTCACCAAGCGAGCGTTGTAGCGTTCCTTCTGGTTGTGCGAGTGCGTGTTCCAACTGCTGTTTCAGTTCTTTGCGTTCCTCTGGCGTGAGAGTTTGTTCAGACATTGACTTGTTCTCCTGTCTCATCATCAAGCCACATTAGTTCGCCTTCGCCAACAGGCTTGTAGAAGTCCTCGTAAGTCCACTCCGTTATCAGGTCAAGCACTTCTGCGTCTGTGGCTGGCTCGCCGTTCATCTCGCTGATTTCATTACGCACTTCGTCTGTGTCGTATTTCCAGATACGAACTACTCGTATCACCTTTGGTATGTCGCTCATTTATGCCCCTACCTATGTATCAAGTCGTTCGCTAACTCGGCTGTAATCGCTTCCTATTGCGTGTTTTTTCGGGCTAGTCGGGGGAGTAAGCGTGTTTTCCCCGACTAGCCCTATCTCGGCTCTATCGCAAGACGAGAGTTCGGTTGGTCACTTCTTTGTATGTATTCGCCAATAGTTCGGGAATAACACTTGTGACCTTTTCACGGCGTTGGATTTTTTTCAGAAGTTCTATTGCGTCTGCTGGCGTTGGTACGACAAAGACATTTTCTTTCTGACAGAACTTGATAACTTCCATTACCAAGTCGGTACACCAAGTATCACGCTTCCCCGTCACTCCACCATCTGAAACCCAGATGACAGGTGAAGTTGGGCGTTGCTTGCTCTTGACTGCCCAACGCAACGCTGGTAAGTCCACTTCGTTCATACCGTTCGGGCTAGGAAGTTTCTCACACATCTTGCCCTTGTTCGCTATGACATACAGGTTCGGGCGTGATGAGCGACCACCAGAGTATTGCGCTACGAGAGCCGACGGTGCGTGAAGCACGATTTGTTTCACTTCGTCTGCCGACAAAGACATAGAGCCACTCGTATCTACGAGTACCACTCCACCTTCACCTTTCACGATACGGTCAAAGATACGACGCTCTGGGTCTGTCAGTAGGCGAGACATACGGCGTGGATTACGACCTGTCGGTGACGCAATACGCTTTTTGCCGATAGCACCAATGACATTACGCACCAATGGTGGCGTACCGATTTTTAGCGTTCCCCAACTGTCAGGTGCGCCACGATTAGGTACTGTGCCACGACCCCAACTCTGTCGTTCCTCTCGGTGATACTTGCCCGACTTGGAAATGGCTTTTAGCAACTTAGACAGTTCACTTCCGTCACCGTCATCATTTTTGCCCTCGTCGGACTTCTTGCCCTCGCCAGACTTCTCGCCCTTGCTCTCTGCGCCCTCTTTGGTCTTTTCTGGCTTTGGTGGTGGCGTTCCGATAGCACCGACCATTGTTTCTACCCACTTAGCGAGTTGCTCTGTGTAGCCGAAACCGTGTTCGGGTGCTTTACTCCCTGTGGCAGAAAGGTCTGGGATTTTTCGCCACTCTTGTTCCTCTTTGTCTGCCTTGTCGTTGCGTTCACGAATAGAGTTGTAGAACTTCACGCCGTTTTCCGTGATTTTAGAAAGAACATCTACCCACTCTGGGCGAACCTGTCCGACACCTGCCAGAAACGGCTCTAATCCAGCCGTGTTGCCTAGCGAGATACTCGCCAAGACTGCTGTTTGGAAGTCGTTATGCGTAGCCATTTGGATACCATTTCGCATTTCCGAACCGTCTTGTAAGTGTAGGTGTGGCTCAAAGCCAGCGTCACGCATAAGCGTATTTACTCGCAACTCCTCGCAAGCCGTAAGTGTTCGCTCGCCTGCCCACTCTCGCTTAGTCCAGATTTTTTCCCATTGTTTCGTAGTTGGTGAAACTTTGGCGTGGAACATTTCGTGCGCTCGCACATGGCGTGAGTGTTCGTCATCATAAGTTGGAACGAACATCTGACGCTCTGCTACTGCCGTCTTTGGCTCACCTGCCTGTGCGCTAGACGAGTGGATAGTCCACTTACCAGCGTTGGTGTCATTACGACGCAACATCTCTGCGTCTGGAACTACCTGAGTGGGGGTTGTGACCCCCACTACTTGATAGCCGTTATTTGTTTCGTTCTTGGACATCAGACAACCTTTTTGCCTGTGTCCACTTGGATAGCGTCAAGGAACGACTTTGCTCGGTTGCCGAACACGATTTCTGCCGACTTCTTTGCGCCTAGTGAAGTTCGCAACTTGTCGTATGCGTAGAAAGAACGCAACGAGATACGACGCTCACCAGCGTCACACATCTGACGAGCGTAATCACGCAAGTCCTCGCTCATACGCAAGAGTGCTTCGGGGTGTGGCTCGTTGATACGAATAGCAACGGGGAAACGGTCTTTGAGTGCCATTGGCAACTCGTTCATGTCCTCAACATTGGTAGTCATCACAACGGAGAAGCCCTCTAATGGCTTGATTACCTTGTGTGTCTGTGGGTGTTCCCATTGTGCGCTCTCTGGCGTGTCGGTAATGGCGAGAAGTGTTGCGAACACATCACCACCAGCCTTGTCTATTTCGTCAATGACCAAACGACCACCGACTTTGCCGTTGCCTTTCCACGCTTTGATACCTGCGCCTTCCAGCCACGACCAAGAACCCGACGCTGTTGGTTGCCAGCAACCCGTCACATCTGCGTTGGTCATTTCGTCGGTACAAATAAGACGGTGTGCGCCACCATCAAGTTTGCCGTAGTTCAGACCTGCGTAGGTCTTGCCGACACCTGCTGTGCCGAACAGGATTACACGGTCTATTCCTGCTTCTAGTGCGTCTTGGACTGTCTGCCAACACTTCGGCAGATTACTTGCTACTTTTGTCTTTGTCATTTCGCTTACTCCTTGTAAGTGTTAGTTGGTAGGTACTGCGATAGTAGTTATTCATTTATTACTTGTCAAGCATTGTGACGCACCCCGACAATAAAGCCAGAGTGCGTCACTACCTGCTTGGGGATTACGCCGACTTCTTGGAAGTGGTGGTGCTTGCCACCTGTGACTTCTTAGCGTCGGGTGAGAGTGCGTACACACGCACCTGTGAACTCGGCTTGACGGTAGAAACTTCGTCTGCCGTGAGTTGGTCAATAAGACCGACTGCGAGAGCCGACTTCATCAAGTCCTTGTCCACGACTGCCTTCGTGACCTTACGGAACACGGTGGGCTTGACTACCTGTGCCAACTTGTCTGCGTCGTAGGTGACGGTGAGAACATCTACGATTTGGACTGACTGACCATCTACGACTACTTCGTTCACTCCGACGCTTGCCAGAGCCTTACGGAGTTCCGTTTCGGCTTCCTTCTTTGCCTTCTCTGCTTCCATAAACGCTTGTCGGGCGTTCAGAAACAGTCGGGCTGTTTGTTCTGCTGATAGTGTCATTTGCTATCCCTTCCTTGTAGGTGTGTATGACACTATGTAAGGTACAGGGCGCACTACCCAATGTCAAGGTATTAGCGTGTGAACTTCGTCACTCGTCACGGAAGCGTGAAACACGGTCACGACACAGGTACTTGGCAGTCTGCTTGCGTCGGTCTAAGAAGCGCACAGCACGAAACCTGAACCCGTCTGCGAACGCCTGACGGTCTTGGTCAGACCATGTGGCTCGTATCTTGCGCTTGCTCATGTACCTATTGTATCTAATCGCTACTTGTGTGGCAACTATCGCTCGGTGACTTAGTGCTAAATCCCCCCCTGCCCTTCATACACCACCGTCGGCAAGTGCGAGCCCCGTTTGGCGGCGGCGTGGGTCGGGGCTTCCAAGCAACCGACGGCTCAGTTGCCATCTGGTTTGGACTAACTCCAAATCTCGTACTAAATCTCGTACTAAATCTCGCACATCACACATCTGGTCGTACTGTGCGTAAAGAAGGCATGGAACATGAACCAAGCAACTACACAGGAACTATCACTCTGACCTTTCAGCAGATGTGCGAAGTCCACAAAGCCATTTCAGACCGTATTGTGACGCTTGTGCGCCGTGAGTACGAATACAAAGAGCAGGACATAGCGAACCTGTTAGAAGTAGCAAAGATGTTGAGCAAGCACACCGATAAGGGCATAGCCGAGTGGGAAGCGAAGGTGGCGCAAGATGAAGCGAACCTGATGACCGACGAAGCCGTTGAGAAGTGGCTAGGTGACGAATAACACAATAAGTGACTTGACTTCTGTATGCCTATTACTTACACTCTACACACAACCAATAACCAATAGAAGGGGTTATGTAATGAACAGAGAAATGTTAGTTGGCTGTGCTACCCAGACGGTAGAAATGGTCAAACACAACAAGACGGAAATGTGCCGAGAGAACAAGGGTGCGTCTGATGTATCACCTTTCCTCGTAGTCGGTGTTCCCATAGAAGATGACGAAGGCAACAAGGCAATAGGTGGTGCTGTTGTTCATTTGGACATAAGCGATAATCACCCTGTTGATGAACTTCCCTATGCGTTGAGCGACCTTCACCAAGAAGGCATGACCAACTTCGTGTGGATTATGTTTATCACCGAAGGCTTTGCCCGACGAGCCACTATCACCGAGCAAGACCTAACAGCACCTCGTGGAACTCTGGAAAAAGAGTTTGCCGAGAAGCCTGATACTGATGTGTGCGAAGGTATTATCGCAACCCTGTTCACAAGTACGGGCGAAGCAGTCACGGCTACCTGTTTCTACAAGTACGGTGATGACGGACTTCCTATGTACGAAGAAGCCGATTACACCTATTGCGACGGTGGCGAAGATGACAAGCCACAGGGTCTTGTGGCAGACACCTTTGGTGCGTTTATGAAGTATTGCCAAGCGTGGGATACCCTCAACGAAGCAAGCGAAGCCATAAATAACTCCGATAACCCACTCATCACGGCAGAAGATGTTTCTTCTCTCAACATGAAGAAAGTTCCAAACTTCCTTACCGTGTGGCAAGTTGCCACAGATGACTGCCCCAAAGACGAGAAGGTAGCCAAGAAGATGAAAAAGCAAGTGGCAGAGTTCATGGGGAAGTCATTTATGATGAAGGTGACGAAAGAGTGCTGGCAAGCAATAACTCACAAGTCTGAGAAAGGCGAACTTGACCTTGATACCTTCATGGCAAAAATGGAAGCCGTGATGACAGGTGATGATGAAGAAGCAAAAGAAAACTTCATAGCCGAACTCACGAAATCATACAGCGTTTCAGCACAGGCACTCATGTTCGCATTGGGCAAGAACAAAGTTCCTGATGACATTTCTGGGTTGGTTGGGTAGTCTCACCCTTCTACTTCCCGACCCCCAGAACAGGGCGCACTCTCCGAAAGGGGGGTGCGCCCTTCTTCTTTGTACCCACTCATACGCCACCGTCGGTAAGTAGAAGATGGGGGACACCTGACAGCCCCGGGCAGATGTCCCCAGATGTCCCAGAAGAACTCAGGTCGTCTGGGTGTTAGCGCAAATGCTAACAATGTTAGGTGCGCCTTACAGATAACTTGTTAGGCGAGCCTTGCGAGCGAGTGTCGGAAACCACAATGAAATGACTTGACAGACCATAGTTGCCCCTTGTAGGTTGTACCTTGCTACCACTACACAGAAGGGAAAGGTAGATGAAACCACTAACAGAAACAGCAACAGAGGTGTGGCACGAACTAGCCACACACCACGACGACCCCTATGAGATGAAGAAGGCTCGTATCTTCGCTATCTCGGCAGAAGGGTTTAGTCGTGTTCTTGTCACATCAGGTGATGTGTACGACGCACTTGACCTCGCAGGGGGAAAGACCCTAAACGCAGACGAAATCGGTATCGGCGTTGAGACTTGTGGTTGGGCTGCGCCAATACAAGACGACGATGACAAGAAGGCAAAGCGAGAGAACAAACTCCAACCTTCACAGCACCCACAGCGTCGTCGTTGTCGCCTGATTACCTTGGTGAACAAGGACTTGGAAGCAGGAAGCGCACTCGGCTTCTCTGACGAAGATGAAATCATCACCGACGAAGGCAAGGCGAAAGGTTCTCTCGCAGACGCCTTGATTACGGCTATCACGAAACTCACTTCCAAGAATAACTAAGCGAACTCAACCTCGCTTCCGATAGGGGCGTACTTGCCGAAAGGCAGGTGCGCCCCTTTCGTTTGTACCCACTTGCTTGTGGTTCGTCATACACCACCGTCGGATAGAAGAAGTTGCGCTTCACCCGACAGCCCCGGTATGATGAACCCATGAACCTCTACTCATGCGTCGTCTGTGGGTCAAAGATAGACCCGAAAGGCGCAGGAACATACCATCAAGTGACTTGCTGGATACCTGTTGGAAAGACGAGTGGGGTCAGGCAGACCGACCCTCTGTATCGCTACGCACACCGAGTATGCGTGGAAAGCCCACCCAAGGGGCAGGAAGAAACCCTGTTCTAGTTAGACAACAAGAACAACATCACTACCAAAACGCAGATAAAAACCGACACTTAGCGTTTATCGCTAACGCAAGGGTGTTCTGTCATTTTGGCGAGACACGCAGAACATACTCTTATTTCTCCGAACACAACACCAATGTAGTGTCCGTGTCCAAACGGGGTTGGCTTGTCGCACTTGTCGCAGGCAGACAAATCAGGTGGGCTGGTTATCATTTCTCTCCTAGGGCTTGCTTGTTAGTTCTACTACTTGACCAATGCGTACGAGTTCCGTACCACGCTTCTCAACTAGGTCATCTACGGCACTTTGTATTGAGCCTTCGCAGTTTCGCTCAACGATAGCCCAAAGCGTGTCGTACTGTTCTACGACTACCTGCGTTGGCTCGCAGGAATAGTTATCCCAACTATCCACCGAACTCTTGACCAACAGAAACGAACCCAATGCCACCGTTCCCCAAAACACGAAACGAACCATTGAGCGAACCTCGTAATAGTGATAAGTACGCATAGATGTAATGTAGTCAAGTCATTTAGAAAAGTCAAGCATTTGATTTCTGTGCTGAACGAAACTCATGCCCCACCGTCGCCAGAAGAACTTTGCTGGCTGCGTGCGAGCCCCGTTGGGTTCTGGGTTGCCGAATTAGCACTATCTGCGTAGGAGAAATTATCCCAACCCCTCTTTTTTGTCCGTGTCAAAAGACACATGAATAGGACTTGCGTTTTGTGGTACACGACGCTATCTTTGTGGTACATGAAAGGAGACAGTCAATGGGCATGGATGTAATGGGCAAAAACCCGACAGATGAAAAAGGCGGATACTTCCGCAACAATGTGTGGTGGTGGTCGCCTCTGTGGGATTACTGCTCAACTATCGCACCTGAAATCTGCGAAAAAGTAAAATACGCTTACTCCAATGATGGTGACGGACTTGACGCATTAGACAGCGAAGAACTCTCCAAGCGTCTTTACAAAAGCCTAAAAGACGGTACTGCTGACAAATACATCAAACAGCACATCAAACACATCAAGTCTCTGCCAAAGGTTCTATGCGTACATTGTCGTGCTACTGGAACTCGTCAATGGCTCAAAAAGGGCGACGAAGAACGCTCTGCTTGGACATACAATTTCTTGGCTGGTATGAAGGGCGACAAACTTCCTAAATACACGGCTGTCAAACCCAAAAAAGACGAAACAATGTTTGAGCAACGCTGTAATGCGTGTAATGGTTTAGGCAAGAGAGAACCTTACGCCGCAGATTATTCCATAGATAAAGACAACATCAAAAACTTCGCTCGCTTTCTAAAAACTTGCGGTGGCTTCTCTATCTGTTAGATGTAATACCAATAACCAACCAAACAAAAAAGGAAAGAAAATGACAAAGACAAAGAAAGAAAAAATAGTCGCAGAGCGTTTGTACGAACTGCGACTGGAAAACGAACTAACGCAAGAGGAACTCGCAAAAGCGTCAGGCATTGACCGCAAGACCGTGAACCGCATTGAGAACGGACACTTCGCACCAAACCTTGACACCTTGTTCCGCTTGTGTGAAGCCGTAGGCGTAAAGCCAGCAGAACTTCTCAAAGGTCTGTGATGCGTATTCGTCTAATCTCAACGGATGACCCGTACACCCGCCTGAAAGCGGGCGACGAGGGAACTGTCACCAATAAATCTGTGGACTTTTGGGGCGCAACCGTCTTATCAGTCACTTGGGACTGTGGTTCTACTCTCTCGCTCATTGAGGGCTTGGACAGTTATGAAGAAATCCCCGTGTCCGTATGGGACACATCATCAGACAAGGTGGTAGCGAATGGAAACTCGTAAGGTTGTCGTAAGCAAAGACATCAAAGACTATTTATTTGACAGAATTACCGCTGTTATGAAATCGCTCAATGATGTCATGGAAGAAGTATCCAAATGGGAAACCGAAGGCGAGGTAGTGGCAAATGGCAACTCGTAGCATTATCGCTGAACCGTTCGGTGATGGGTGGCGTGGTCGCTACTCTCATTGGGATGGCTACCCATCAGTCAAGATACCCCAACTCACGGAACTCGTAATCCGTGACGGCGTAGAGAAAGTCCGACAGACACTTCTCCACGACAACCTTTCATGGTCTGTCATTGACCCGAACTACGAAACTCGTGAAACCGAGTGGAAGGTAGTGGAAGGGTATGGCGAAGCACACAACGACATAACATCAGTAAAGTGGTTCACGCAGAGTGACACCGAGTTCGCATGGGCAGAGTATGTCTATGTACTTGGCGACAAAGCCATCTTCGCTTACAAGATAGAGGGCGACAAAGCCATCTCTTTTATTGGTGAACACCGATACGAAGGTGCGTTCGCTACAAAGTAATCCCCACGAACTAGCCCCCATCCGCAGAAATGTGGGTGGGGGCTTTTTCTATTCATCCACCACCGTCACAAGAAGATGAACGTGGGTTGGTCGGCGGGCGCGGGGCCGCCGAGTGATGTCCCCGTCGCCGCAGCCGTCGTCAGGTGCGACCTTCGCAGCCAACTCGCCTCGCCAGCCGTGTGTGACGCACGACCAGCGCAATAACTTGACAGTCGTATGCCATAGCAGGTACACTTACCTCACCTACTAGAAAAGGAGAGCAAGTGATTACAGTATTCCCACGAGCGAAGCGCCAAGAGCGTGACCGAAAGGTTACTTATGTCTGGCAGTCGCAAGACCTGAACATTCAGCGCATGGGCGAGACAGACCTATGGGGTGAGCAGGTAGAACTTGAGTTCAGCCACAACTCCAAGCGCAAGCAGTACGAAGCAACGATACGCCGTGTCGTATGGCAACCGAGCGTAGGGTTCACCGTCACTGCGTTTGAGGTATTCAACCCTGAGTATCCAGCGCAGGTAATCCACACCAACCCAGTTGGGCGCTATGGCGATAAGTCGTTTGCCGAGTTTGAGGCTCAGGTAGTTCGCAACATTGACCACTGGGTTGATAACAACGCCCTAGTAAAAGACTTACTCACTCGCACACTCGCTTACTGATAGCCAACCCCCAAAGGGGCGTACTTGCCGAAAGGCAGGTGCGCCCCTTATTTTTTTGCCCGTCATCCGCCACCGTCAGAAGAAGAACTCAGGCAGGGACTTGCCAGCCCCGCTGGATTACAAAACCGGATGTCCGGTCGAGCAGGTTCAGTCCCTGATGGCTTCGAGAAGCAACTTGATGGTGTCGTTGGATACAGTTATCTTGTCGCAGTCATACATACGCCAAGGGAAAAGAACCCCAACAGCGTCTTGTAGAGCGCAAATCAACTCGCAGGTCTCGGTTGCTATCTGTTCGTATGTTCGGTTGTCGTCCGTTGGCATAACTTCCTCTCTCTCATACTTATTGAGGTTCGCTGCGCCGAGAAATGTAATGTGACTGTTGCCACAAAACTTGACTTAGGGATACTTATGTCCTAAAATAACAATAGTGAACGGAAAAGAAAAACTATTCGTGGACTATTGGAGTTTGGTCATAGACCAACTCGGTGGCTCGCCGTCTTGGGGAGACTTAGCCGAACTCACGCACGAAACACAAGTAGGACTATTCGGTTGGTGTCCGTGCGAGGATAACGAGGGTAATGAAAACCCATACGAGGACTGTCCTAAAAACTAGTAAAAGAAAGGGGGGAAATGAGCGTAGAAAAGTACTACTCAACAGACTTATCTATCGCTATCACGGAAATAAAAGCGGATAGCAAAGAACAAGCGGAAGCGATTATGCGAGAGTTTACAGACAAAATCGCACTGATTATGAAAGAAGAAATCCGTTGGGAAGAAAGCGAATGGAACATTGAAGAAAATGTTCTAAATGAAGCAGAAGGAGTTTGGGAAGTGAGCAACTGACCAACGAATAACCACCCCCGAAGAACCGTCTAGTCGTAATGACTAGGCGGTTTTTTTGTGTATTCACGCAACTCATACGCCACCGTCGTAAGAAGAACTCTGGGGGCGTTCGCCAGCCCCGCTAGCCAACGCCCCCAGTCCCAGTCGCCGTCTGGCGGCAGCGGCGGAGAACCTCGCAACCTGAGAGCAGAAACCTGCGCCGTGACCACAACCACAGATTAGAAACTTGACAAAGACCCACAACTGCCCTACGATAGAACTATGACAAACACACTCAAATGGGGCAAGGGCAGTTCGTCTTGTCACCTAATAGGCATAGTGCGTGACGGGCGACCGTGCGACACTAGCGAAGTAATGAACCAAATCGGGAAAATGGTAGTGCTTGCCGTATCGGGCGGGCGTATGGCTTGCCTAGAAGATAAGGAAGGCGAGACAGTCGGCGTAATCCTGCCGATTACCTCAACCCGACGCATAGAAGTGGTGCTTGATTATTCAGACACCTACATAGTCAAGCGTATCCGCTACATACAAACAGGGAAAATGGCACACACGGAAGTCGTAGAAGCGGAACAGTCGCACATCTACTGCGACCAACTCGCAGAAGTGGTGCTTGACCTATCTACTTGGAAGTAATGCACTAGCCAAATCCCCAAACCAACCCCCAACACGGGCGCATCTACCAATTCGGTAGGTGCGCCCGTTGTCGTTCGTACCCGTTCGCCGTTGTTGCTCGTGTCGGCTCATACGCCACCGTCAGAAGGTAGAAGATGCCGTCGGACTTGACAGCCCCGCAGCTTGACCCCCCCCGCGTCCGGAGAGCCGGCGTGCGACTGAGAGTCCGGTTGCCGGCTGGGGCGACACCGACTGCCGGCTGAACCTCAAGCGTGACCACAAGCACACACGACATGACTTGACAAAGTACTACTTATGTCTTATTCTTAGCGCATGACAACAACCAAAACACAGAGTGACTGGGATGGAGTAATCCAAAACAGTTGCGACTGCATGAAGTATGACCCCATAAAGGAAGAGTGCACGGATGAGCCTGCAGACTATTGCTATGGCGATTGCTGGGAGACTGCCGTTTTTCACTTCACAGAAGGAATAAAGGGATGGTACGACGCCAACCCGACCTGCAACTTCACGATTGACGGACTGCCACTATGGAATCGTTCGGTATCGGGAGAGTTCACAGCGGAAACCATTCCCGACTTCATCCGTGCGGTCACAGTCAATGACACTTGGCGTCTGCGCTGGCAACTATCGGGAGAAGTGTTGCACCTGAACTTAGCGCACCACGACGTCCCAATGGGGCGTGGCTACACCGTTCGTTACGCACTAGACGAAGACTCGGAGTGATAGCGACGGTAATCGTCGTGTTTGTTATCGCACTGATACTTAGCCAGTAACCACACAGCGAACCCCCGACTAACGGGCAGGCGCACTCACTGCGAGTGTGTCTGCCCGTTTTGCTATTCCCGTTCATCCGCCACCGTCGTAAGAAGAACTCTGGAAAGACATGACAGCCCCGCACCCGAAGAAGCCATGAGAGAAAATCGCATCAGTTTCCTCTCACGCGGTTGCGGCGGCAAAGCGCAGGCGCGCGACATCAGCCAGACGGAAGGGGAAAAGCGAGGAACTAGCCCAACAATGGGCGTAGTTCGTCAATCAGTCGCTTGGCATCACGCTTGTAGTTCGTGTGCCAGTCGGGTGCATTGCGTGGTGAGGCAGGGTACTTGGCGTCACGAATCGTGTAGACGCCCTTGATAATCGGTACTTTCCACCCGTCTTTTGTCTCTACGAGATGGGAGTTGGGCACGATGAGGGGTGAACCAGTCACGATGCCGTGTTGAGGGCGGTCAAATTGACCAGCAGTGAAGTCAATGAAGTGGTGCTCAGTCTCCACTACAAGGTGTCCAAAGAAATCTCGCTCAAATGGATTACGACCCGAAGCAATCTCATTGGTAATCCATTGGTCACTCGGTTTAGACATTACGCCTACTGACCAAGCGGTCTTGCTCTCTCGGGAAGCAACTACGTCATTGCGTAGGCGGTAGCCCTCATCGTTCCAGCAGACAGCGTCAAGCTGGGTTGCGTTAGCAGCGACCCCGTACTTGTTTAGGGCAACCGTGAGAATACGAGAAGCCAGTATGCAGGCGTTCGGTACGGTCACGGGCACGACCTCACGAAGCCAAAAGTCCTTGGCGACTTCTAAAACAGCCGTCTCGGTGTCGTGTGTAAGGTGGCGTGTTGCCATAGCAACACGCTAGCCCGTAGATGGGACAAAAAGCAACTTGTACGACATGAAGTTCGTCACATCGGTTGGAACAAACAGGTGTTCGCCCACAGGTGTTCATCAGGTCGAACGGAAGGGACTCATGCCCCACCGTCGGTAGAAGATGACCCCCGTCTGGCAGCCCCGCTACCAAACGGGGGTGTCCTCAGTCCCAGGCGAAGAACTCGTGATGTCGTCAATTGCGAACACATGAACGGCTAGACCCGACCTGTTATCAACTTTCTCGGTGGTCAAAGCCTGTGACGCATGACCTTGGTAGTAACTTGACAGAAGTGCGTGGGAGTGCTTGACTATCTGCGTACCACTTACTACTCTTTACTAAATAGAAAAGTAAAGGGGGTGAAGTGAAGATACATCAAATAATCGCCGTCTCAATTCTTATCGCAATACCGCTCGGTGACTACATAGAGCGAAAGCAACAAGAGTGGGAAAAATGGAAAAAGGAGAATTGGGGGTGATGTTTTGTCCCAAGCCACAACTTATGTAATCTTTTTTTGCCTTTTAGTTCTACTAGCAGGGTAAAAATCAACTAGCCCGCCCGAAGGGGCGGGTTTTTTGTTGCCCAAGAACACTCAGCCACTCGTGGTTTTTGGTTTGGTTCTGGTTTTGGCGGGACTCTCGTGTTTGACGCCATCAGAGTTCCTCGCACGTTCCGTGTTAGCAAGTGAGATGCGGTTTGTCAAGAAAGTTTCCAACAACCTGACTTGGATGTTTGCTTCCCGACATCAAAGCCGACTTCGTGTATCCAAAACTGTTTCAGCAACTCAGTTCCTTCGTCATCCGCCACCGTCAGAAGAAGTCCGTCGGGGACATCGCAGCCCCGCTATTGCGATGTCCCCGCGAAGTCTGGCCGGCGGCCGGCGGCGGAAAAGTTCTCCGGATTCGCTGCCGACCGAACACTTGTTCGCCGGTGTGACTGACGGCACGCGGTGTGACCGGGGGCACAGGGTTGTGACCACCGACACACGATAGGGCCGTGTGACGCCCGACACGCAGGACGTGACCGCCGACACACCAAGCGCAAGTGTGACGCCCGACACAAAATGGCGTGTGCCCAATGTCACGTGAAATAAACTTGACGTGGGGTACTTGTGCCCCATACAATAGGTATCAGAAAGGGGGGAAAATGAGCCAAACACCAGCAGAAACGCTTACAGAGATAGCGGATGAGTGTATGTCTATTGCCGAAATGCTTGAGCAAATTAGCAACGACACCACAGAACTGTTGCTGAAAGATGAGCAGGTAGAAATCCTAAAGTACCTAGTCACTTTGCCAGCAACGCTCGCTGAATTGTTCGCAACGGCTACGCATAAAGTAATGGAAAATGCCATCCTTGATGCGTCCGAAGCAATAAAGCAAGCACAATAATCACAACGACCCCCCCCGAAAGCCCTACTTGCCCAACGGCAGGTGGGGCTTTCTGCTGTACCCGTTCACGTCCGTCTTCCGCCACCGTCAGAAGAAGTCGTCGGGGACATCGCAGCCCCGCTATTGCGATGTCCCCGCGACGGCGAGCCGGAAGCCGGCGGCGGAAAATTTCCCCAACTCGCTGCCGACCGAACACTTGTTCGCCGGTTGTGACCGCCGGCACGTAGTGTGACGCCCGACACGTAGTGTGACCGCCGGCACATAATAGGGCTGTGTGACGCCCGACACGTAAGATGTGACCGCTGACACACGATAGGACTGTGTGACGCCCGACACAGAATAGCAGTGTGTCCAATGTCTCACTAATAAAACTTGACGTGGGGTACTTATGCCCCTAGAATGGTGAGCAGAAAGGGGGTATCTAATGAAATTCAGCGGATATGCGGGCGAATACATTGTCGAAGACGGCGATGCAGAACGCCTCACAGCCGAATGTTCATTGCTAGTGTCGCACTTGTCGGAATGCGCTACGGCGCTCAACAAGGCAATCGCTTTGGGTGACGCCATTGCATTGCATTGCGAATTGCGCTCGGTTCACGAGCTAATGCTTGCTCATCTTAGCAATGGAAATCACCTAGCAATACAACTAGCCTCGGAATTCTGACGGCTAACACCCCCCCCGAATAGGGCGAGCGTGCCGAAAGGTGCGCTCGCCCTTTCTGCTGTACCCGTTCACGCCCTTCATACGCCACCGTCAGAAGAAGAACCAAGCGCACACGGGAGTCCCGCCCGTGTGCGCTGTCCCCAGTCCCATCTGGCGGCCAAGGCGGCAAGCAGGTCGAGAAGTCCGACGGGTGGGTGGTCAGGTGGGTGTGCCTAACTGCACAGTCTAGAACTTGACATGGGCGATAAATGCCCCTAGTATTGACACATGACAACAAAAACCGACATTACGAAACTGACGAAGCGAGCAAGCGAAGTCAAACTTGTTCTAAGCCGACTGATAGCCCTAGTGGAGGCAGCCGAAGCCGAAGCAGCCGAATCAACATGGACAGAGGAAAAAACTGATGCGCTGGAAGGTGCTTTGAATAATGTTTCCTCACGCTGCTACTCGCTCGGCTACGAACTGACCCGCTGGTCATCCGATACAGTGCTGACTCGTTCAGACTCGCTCTAACAGCCAAGACCGAGACGGATGAGTAAGTCTTGGAACCATACCGATAACATACTTTTGTGACCATTTGCACACTTTTGTGTTCGTGTCTGTGACGAAGGTCAATGCTTGACAACTACTAAGTAAGTGGCTACTATCGTTTTGACCACTACAAGAAGGGAGTTAGCGTGTCGTATACCGTAGTTTGTACCATGATTTTTCTCGCAATAATGGCCGCATAAAACAGCCAGCAAAAGAAAACAAGAAGCCCGCTTGCGCCCCCCGCAGGCGGGCTTTTTCTTTGCGTTCGCTCAGGTCGCCTCGTGTCAGTCCGAAGAACTCAGCGCAACAACATCTGGTTTTCGGGCTTTGTATTGGAGCCCCGCAAGTTGTATCATGACGTTGATGCCCGAAACACTCGCCCTCTCCAACGACCATTTGGTGTTTGACTTCCCGTATGACGCGGCGCAGGTCACAGAAATCAAGAAGATTGACGGCGCAAAGTGGGACAAGGTAAGCCGTGTGTGGCGAGTTCCGATGTCAAGTCTCCAGCAAGCACGCGATTTCGCCAGCAAACACAACTTTCACATTGACAACGACGTGCTGACTTTTACGCTTCCCGATAAAACGGTTCAAAGAACTGGTGTTTACCACTTGGACGATTGGTTGTTCATGAGCTTTAGCTATGACCCAGTACGCGTTCGAGCAGTAAAAGGAGTACCAGGAGTTACGTGGGACGCTGAGTCAAAAGCATGGAAGGCTCCATTAACCGCAGTACGTTCTGTAATCGGTTTCGCGGAATCCTTTGGGTATGAAGTCCCAAGTGAAATAAGCGAAATGGCAACACAGATAGAAGCCGCGCGGACGGAGTCGATAGCAGCCGCAAAATCGACTTCTGCAGAGCTGGATTTGCCTTCGCTCAATGGCGAGCTTCTCCCGTATCAAAAAGCCGGCGTGCTTTACGCGACAAACGCGAAACGTGCATTTATTGCCGACGACATGGGGCTAGGTAAGACAATCCAGGCAATTGCAGCACTTGAGTACGCGGATGCTTTCCCGGCGGTCATCGTGTGTCCACCCGGACTTGTCCTTAACTGGCGCGATGAATTCAATAAGTGGCTTCCACACCGTAGCGTTGGTACCGTAGCCAATCGTTCAGAGTTTCCCGACCGAAACAAGTTTGATGTAATTGTTGTCGGGTATTCAAACATCGACCACTGGGTTAAGTCGCTAACCGGATTCACGAGTTACGTATTCGACGAATCACATTATGCAAAGACACCGACCGCAAAACGAACAAAGTCAGCCATCAAGATGGCGCGCTCAGCCGATAAGGATGGACTTGTACTGTGTCTTACCGGCACGCCGATAACAAATAGGCCAGCCGAGTTTGGACCGCAACTCGACATTCTCGGACAACTAAATAAATTTGGCGGACTTTGGGGTTTCTACCGACGGTACTGTGGCGCATTCCGTGACCGGTTTGGACAGTGGCATATAGATGGCGCGACAAACCTAGAAGAGTTGAACGACGCTCTCCGTGCAACGTGTTACATCCGTAGGACCAAAGACCAAGTGCTTCTAGACCTACCCGCAGTTCGCCACTCCAAGGTTGTTGTGTCGGGTTCTGCGGCCGGAATGAAAGAGTATGAACAAGCGCGTCGTGACATTATCGAGTACATCACCCGACGAGCCAAAGAAGTCGCTCTCGAGATGGGTACGTCAATCTGGAACGCCGCAGTACACGCAAAGATTCGTGCAGAAGCCAACGAACACCTTGTTCGGATATCGGTACTACGCCGTTTAGCCGCGAAAGCCAAGATGGAGTCGGTATTCGAATGGATTGACGGCAAGATTGCATCCGGAGACAAGGTTGTTGTCGCGGCTCACCATAGAGAAATCGTGGACATGATTGCCGACCACTATTGCGGGCTAAAGATTCAAGGTGGCATGGCCGTTGAGGACGTTCAGGAACATAAAGCCAAATTCCAAACAGGAAGCATCGATGAGGCTCCGGTGATTGTTCTCTCCATGCAGGCCGCAAAGACCGGACACACTCTTACCGCAGCACAAGATGTTTTGTTTGTGGAGTTACCGTGGACGCCCGCGGACGTAGACCAAACATACAGCCGTTGTCACCGGCTCGGTCAGAAAGGCTCTGTAATGGCAACTTACATGATTGCCAACGGAACAATAGACCAAGAGATATTCGACTTAATTGATTCAAAACGCTCGGTTGTCAACGCGGCAACGGAGGGCACTGAGATTAATGAAACCGCAAGCGCACAGCAGATAGTATTGGACTTCTTAAAGGAAGGAATCGGTGAGCAATAATGGGATACCTAAACGCTTACGACGCAGCGCAATATGCCGAACTAGAACAGGCCCTTGAGTGGCATCTAACGAGCAACCACTACCCGCCCGTTTCCGTCGAGTTCGTGCCGGCCTGCAAACAGGCAATACAGACATTCGTTGTTGCCGCAAGTTCAACGGAGCTGCTTACCGAGGACCATGTGTTTGACCAACTGTGCAAAACCTATGTGGAGCTCCCAAACGGCAAGAACATGAGTGTTGTCGACATCGTTGAACAGCTTCATCTTGATGCGTTCGTAGACCAAATCCTCAATGAGCAGTAACCGTAAGAGCGCTCCACAGCGCTCCGTGGTTGAGATAATCAAGACCGGTGAGTGGAGCAAGGTTCAGTACATACATAAGCTCGATTGCGGTCACAAGGAGATACGCAAACGCGCCGCATCAACCAAGAAGATTGCTTGCCTTGATTGCGTGAAAGCCGGGTTAGCAGAATCGATGCTTAGCAGTTTGGCGCGACCAACAATAATTGACCCGCCCATCGAGGTGCCGTGGATTGACGACATCGCAGAAGACATTGCTCAGACAGAACAGGAGATTGGCTTTATACGTGCCGGCCTAGCGAATGCATTGGCAGTTTCTCCGGAGACTATCGATGTTGTGATTGGTGATGAAGGAGAGGGTATGAATCTCTTGTACGTTTTGGTATACCTTGACCCGGAATCAGCAAGAAGGATTGCTTTTCCTCAGAACAACGTGTTCGATGTATGATGCAGTTATGCCAAAAGACCTAGATGCAGAAATTGCTCAGCTTGAGAAAGAGTTAGCGCAAATACACAAAGAGATTATTGCTCTGGATAAAGAAATCGCAAGGTGTAACAAGGCTCTTGGTATTAAGCCTCGGGCAAAGAAGAAATCTTCTCAAGTTCCCACCAAGCCTTAAAGTCTTCAAGCTCTTTCCAGAAACTTACCTGAATCGCCGCATGCTGTTTTGCGGTTTCTTGCCAAACTTCCTTCATGCGCTCAAAAGAGTCGAGCAGTTCTGCTTGCTCCAAATCGTAGGTGTCCCTCGTTGTCACTGCTCATCCTCCCATAGCTCGTTTGCTTTTGCGTAAATCTTATCCATGTACTTATCCGTAGCCCACACTTCGTCGCTCAACGGAATTATGTTATGTGCCACAAGATATTCAGTTGCCATCTCCAGCCAGTAATCAAGTTCATCACCGTCTAGTTCTTCGAAATCTCTCATTCCGCTTCTATCTCCTGCTGGATTGTGTACGCACGTGTACCCGGACCAATTGGTGTTACTGCTCGACTCGCAAATTCGCTAATAAGGAGGTTTCGTATCAACCAGTGAATTGGGTAAGACCGCGGGTCTTTGGCGTGCTTGCGACGGAACTCCGCGCAGTACGCTTTTGCCCGAGTGTTCAAACCCGGAGTAACAATATTTTCTTCTAGACAACGGCGTACACCGTCCCACCCGTCATCTGCATACTGCATGATGTGTTTTTCCAAGTCAAAGTCCGCCCAAATACGGCGCTGAGCATCGATATGTGGCCAACAACGGTAAAGCTGGTCATAGAACTCCGGCTCCGTAGCAACCACATCACCGAGGCGACGAATCGCGACAGAGTGGAGCGGTATACCTACGCGCGTATTGGAACCGGTAAGAGCCGCAGCGTCGTAGTACTCGCAGTATTCGGCATTGTGTTCTTCAGATATGAACTTGAGGACATCATCGGTAGTCCAGTCGTAAATGACCTTTGCAAAGCGAAGCGGGATGGAGCGTTTCAGGCGGTATGGCGTCACGATGTAGTTTTCATGTAACTTCTGGACAAGGGAGCGATAACGCATCATGGACTCATTCGCGCGGACGCCCGTGATGAACGCTGTGCGACCCACCTTGCCTTGCATCATGTAGTAGTCGTATGGCTCTGGGATGGGCTCAGAGGGGTCCAAGCCGAAGTGCTCTGCACGGATAGCCCATGAGGGCATATCACGCGTCAGACGGCCCTGAGACGCTCTGTAAGGGCTCCAGAGGAGGCAATACTCCCTTCGGCCTAATACCCAGACCTCTGCGCTTGCTGGGAGGCAATACCACTCCATTTCCACCCAGTCGTAGTTGCGGACTTTCTCTACGAAATCCAGAACCATCGGGCTAACCATCTCCTCATCGCGGAAGATGACCTTTACCGGCCCCAGGCCTCGTTCGTCATGTATCTCCTTAGCAAGGTATAGGACTGCAGTGGAATCCTTGCCCCCGGAGAACTGTACGCAGACAGTGTCAAAGGTGTCGTAGACGTGCCGTATTCGCTGTCTGGCTGCTTCCAAGCAGTTGATATCCAGGAATAGTCGCTGCCTAGTCATTTACCCATTGGCCATCTTTGCCGAATTGCAATCCGTCTTCATGACTACGCCAAGCCCAGTTGCAACATGGAATCTCTCTGTCGCATGGATGTTCACCACGAGGGATTGTCTGAGCGAGAAGCGGGAAGGTTTCCAGCAGCTTGACGACACAGTCGTGACACATAAGCCATTCACGTGGCTTTTCGTAGTAGTCATCGAATGTGTCCGTAAACCCGCCGTAGTAACCGAACTCTTGATATGGCAAAACAAAACCCGCATCCGGAAGATGATGATTGACGGATTCTCCATCCACATCATTTCCACATGCTGAGCATTTAACGCTCATTCCGAGTGAAAAGCCATTTCCAGGCGACCGAGTTCGGTGAGCCTGTAGCGCTCGACGCCATCATCGTCAATCATGGTTTCGATAAAGCCCTGCCTGACCATGTCGTCGAGAAGCTCTTTGACTTCCTCAACCGAGATGTTATCCATTGTCTTCCTCCTTGTAAATGTTTCTCCACTGCGAAGGGCTGTGGTCTTTTTCAATTGCTGATTTATGTTCCGGGTCTTCGTATAGGCGAACGATATGAATACACGGGTCGCCTTCTTGAAACTCTTCATCCTCTTCTTCGGACATTGGCAGACCATCGTGTGTGTAGCACACCGGTGGACCAGCCCAACCCATTTTGATTCCGTGTGCCATCCAATCGTCAAAGTTATCCATTGTTTTCCCCTGCAAGTATCTTGGCAATTTTTAGCACCTTGTGCAAATTCTTGTGGTCCTCGTTGTTTATCGAAGCATTACGGAGAAGCCACGCCGCATCTGTCCGTCTGAATATCGGTATGTCCATATTGGTAGTTAGCTTCTCTAGTTCTGCGAATAACGCTTTGATTTCCGCTTTTGTAAAGTTAGACATTACTGCTTATCTTTTTCATAGCTCCCATGATATCTATTGTTTATGAGTTCTGCAACTCTGATTTAGTGGGCCCGGTGGGGATTGAACCCACGACCAAGGGATTATGAGTCCCCTGCTCTGACCACTGAGCTACAGGCCCTTGTCATCTAGTTTGATTTCACTTTGCTCTACTATCGAATATCCAGCGTAATGAAGCGCACTTTCCGCATACTCCGGGTTCAACGTCTTGCGCCATCCACCGATTGACTTCATAAGAACACCTGGTTTGCCTGTGGCGCTACATGTTTTCCATGCGATATCTTCGTATTTGGAGATGATATTACCGATTTGTATCAGTGTATGTTTGTCATCCATATTTGATGGCTTTGTGTAGAAGCGAAGGCCGCCAAACTTTTCCTTGACTTGGTAAATCTGGTAGTTCGGGTCCACTCTGGTTAGTTCTTTATCGCAATCTACGACCAGCTGATACCAGCCTTCGTCTACATCTATTGATTTCCAGTATTCAGGAACTATTTTTTTCTTAAGTTCCTCTATCTGTAGTTGTAGCTCATTCATGTTTCACTCCGAGATATACCATGTGATTATGGAGAACATAATTGCAAGAAGAGCCATGCAACCAGTCATTTTAGCGATTAGTTTCATCGAATTGCAAACCACCAATCTTCTTCCTCCGGTTTGTTGTGGGCAGCAAGCACTTCTTGTTGCCAGTGGGCTGTTTCGTGCTTCTTGCCGGCGTGGATTCGCTTTAAGACATTGCCGACCGCCTGCATGAACTCGAACGGAGTGCAGTCAAAGACCCCAATGTCAATGCGATTCTGGGCCATATCGTCCGCCAGAGAGTCAAGCGCCGTTTCTGGCGTGGAACCAATACCGAAGTATTCCTCCATGAGTACTTGTGTTACTTCATCAACGGTGTTATTCATACATTCCTTTGTGGGCTAGACGGGAATTGAACCCGCGACCAACACCTTATAAGAGTGCTGCTCTAACCACTGAGCTACTAGCCCCAGTGATTAGCCGCGTATTCGTTTGTAGGTATTTTTGAGGGACGCGACAACCAGGGCAACGTAGAGGCTTAAGGTTGCCATAATAATTATCAAACCAATCGAGGCCAAACGTAGGGCATTTCCGGGTTTTCTGTCCATCCAAATTGAGTATAGTGCTCCGGTAACTTTCGAAGCAAATTAGCACGGTGGCTAGCGTGAATTTTTTCATCTCCCCACCAGGTAGGCAAATCAGATGTGTCTGGAGTCACAATTGCAAGCATTTTCTCGGCGCAGGTGTCCTTGTAGCCACGACTAATCCAGTCGGCACAGATAGCCAGCCCATAGGCACAAAGACCCGCTTCATGACCTACCCACATCTTGGTAGCGGGATGATTTGACCACCCGTAACCGGGCTTGGTCAGACTGTTGATAATCTGCAGTGTTTCAACTCTTTGCTTGCCTAAGCGGCGATAATCAAGACACGCCGCTGATTGCTCGAAAGATTGATACGGAACGAATGTTTGCATAGGTGAGTACCCCCTTGTAGTGTGTAGCAAAATCTAAAATACAGGAGGCGATTGCAAATGTCAACACCAAATGAAGATTCCGAAGCGCTAGCCCTTGCTCGAAAGACAATCGAAGACAAGAAGAGAGACAGCATCGACACGTATCAGAGCTCGGCTGGAAAGTTTGCCCAATTCCCACAAGACAAAGCATGGGAATATCTTTCTCTCGGCATTACGTCAGAATCCGGCGAGATAGCGAGCAAGGTTAAAAAAGTCATACGAGACAAAGACGGAGTATTCTCTGACGAAGACAAGAGCGCGATTGCAGCAGAGATTGGTGATGTCATTTGGTATGCCGCAATGCTTGCCAGTCATGTCGGTGTCAAGATGAGCGATGTTCTTGCTCAGAATATAGAGAAGCTGCAAAGCAGGCTAGAACGAAACGTGATTACTGGAAGTGGCGATAACCGATAAATGTAAAATGGTGGGGTGACACCAATTTCGATGTCACCCCACCAAACACGGAGTACGTCCGAAGTCCGGCGAGAGTCGGAACGTGTCTTGCGTGATGAAGACATCCTAGTGCATGAGTATTCGGTGATAAGGTAGATGCAGGTAAACAAACATGGCACACGAACTCGAAGTAATTAAAGGAAAAGCCCGAATGGCATATGCCCTTGGCGGCGACCGAAGAGCCCCATGGCATCGGCTTGGCACACCCATGGCCGGATTGCAGACCATGGAGGCAATGCTCCAGGCCGCAGAAGCAGACTT